GGGGAATCGGGCGCAACCACATAGATAATGGCGAAGAAGCAAATCATATCAATGTTGGTGGCGTTCCTAATCAAATCCAACAGTTCATCACGGGTGTTATCCATCGGTGTTCCCCTTTCAGGCCGTAAGGCCGAAGAAGGAATTGAACTGATCAGCGCCCACATAATCACGGAACTTGGTGGGGTTGATGTAGTAATTCCAGCAAGCGCCAGTTCCGGGAACAGCGTTCCCGAAGGGAAGTAGGCCACGCTGAAGGCCGATTCTGACGAACTGATCAGATTTACCCATGCACCGGGCGGCTTCCTTCACGCTGATCTTCTTGATGGGCGGTTCCGCAACCGGGGCGGCTCCATAACCCATCAGGTAATCAAAGGAAACGCCGGTTGCATCGGCAAGGGCCTTGATACGGTCAGGGCCGGGGGTGTTCTTCCCGGAAAGGTATTGGCTGATAGCGGCCTTGGAAGCCCCGGCCTGTTCAGACAAGGCGGATTGGCTCATGTTGGCCTGTTCCATAGCGTTCTTCAAACGCTCTGCAAAGGTGGTCATTGTGCGTACTCCTTTCATTTTTCAAGATTTCCGTGTGTAAACACGGCGGACAGTAAGAAATAACATCCCGGCCAATGTCGGACAGCTTTTCGGGATAGGTCAGGGGAAACATTTCCCCACACTTCTTACAGCGAACTTGGCGGGTGATCATCATTGGCTTACCACCTTGAAATGACCGGGTTCCTTCATCGGTTCCACATCCACGGTGGAAACCAAAGCCCACCAATCGGCTTCCGGGTAAAGATTGCGGTCACTTCTCAAAATGGTTCGATCCTTGAAATGAACGGCCTTCCAATCCTTGGTGTCAATCAACTTCATTGGTTATCACTCCTGTTCTTCAAAGGCCACTTCACATTCCCCACAGAGAACATGAACTTCCTTGGTGGCCCGGATGATGGTTCCGCAACAGGGGCAAACATACTTACGGGAACTTGATCCCCCCCCCCTTCCGGGAACCCTTCAACGGATTGGTACGGGGGCGAACCAGACAGAACCCGGATTTGCCAAGGGATTTCACGAAGGCTTCAGCTTGCGGGTTCAGGGCGGTTTTGTGCCATCCGTACTTTTCGCCTTTCTCCACGGTCAGGCCGTGGGCTTCAGCGGTTTCTTTGAACTTCCGGTTGTGGTAGGAACCAGAACGGGAAGTGTCCTGAACATTGTCCTGAAGGTTCTGAAGGTGAACCATTTCGTGAAGCAAGGTTCCACAGGTTTCTTCAAAGGGGCGGTTCAGGTATTCGGCACACAGGTTGATTTCGTAATAACCGCCTTCCTTAGTGCCATCTTGCCAAGCCTTCCAAGCGGTACACCAGCCGTAGGCCCCACGGGTATGATCCGGGGAAACGGTGATCACAGGCTTTTCCAACTTCCCTTCAAAGAAGGCTTTGTTGAACTTTGAAAACAAGGTTTCAAGTTCATCAATGACCGGTTTCAAACTGACTTCATTCATGGTGCTTACTCCTATTGAACACTATATGTGCTCGATTTAGTTAAAAAAAAGTTCCTGAACCGAAACGCCAAAGAAATTGGAAATGCGAACCTTCACTTCATCACGGGGAACCCGTTCATCACGCTCATACATGGCATAAGAAGATTTGGTGATCCCAAGTTCCTTGGAGATTTCGTCTTGGGTTCTGCTCCCACGCAGTTCCCGAAGTTTCTTGCCAACACTCATATTTGCACATCCTTTCTTCAGAATTAGAACAGCCAAAGCCCCAACAAGCAATTTCCGGGCGGTCATATCTTTTATATGGGGATTGATACCCAATACCCGAACCCATAAACCGGGGGCGCTCATGTTGTCGCTGTTGCCCTGCCATCATCAGCACCGGTGGGGCGGTTCCGGTGGACGGGCCATCAGGCCCGTTTCGGCTTATTGATTCCAATAGTTAAAATCATTCAAAATATATTCACGATTTTCGGGGGTGTCTGGTAAATTATATCCGCTTCCTTTATTGCCAAGGAACAATTCACCAAAGTCATTGATCCCACAAGAAAGGCCCGTCTGTTTGTTTTCTTTCCAAACTTCCATATCTCACATACTCCTTCCGGGGTGATAATCCGTAATATCATCAACTTCTTTATCAGTAAGCTTCCAATCCCACGGGTTACAGTCGGTGTGATTGATGATGTAATCGAAAGTCCGGGAAGTCTTGACCTTCATCGGATTGACCTTGTACCCGTTGCATCGAAGATCATGAATGAAGTCGGCCTTTGTCCGGTATTCCTGATTGGTGATGAAAACGGTTTTGGTTCCGTCCTTGACTATTGCGCTGAACTTCTTCATATTGTGTTCCCCTTTCGCCGTGCACCTTTTGTGCTCGTCTGATTATCATTATACACGATATGTGCTCAAAGTCAAGCGCAACTGAACACAAATTGTGCACAAAGAAATGTGTTACTAATTGTGCACATCGACGGATTGACTTTGTGCACATAATGTGTATAATGAATTATAGAAAGACTTCTGAAAGGGGTGTACTTATGCCGAAGTTTTCTGATCGGTTCAAGCAATTACGAACCGAACGCCGCCTATCTCAACAGAACTTGGCGGATCAGCTTGGTTTTTCTAAAAGTAGTGTAAATATGTATGAACGGGGCGAACGGGAACCGGGCCTTGAATCTATGGAAACCATTGCTGACTATTTCAATGTTGATTTGGATTACCTCATGGGAAGATCAGACATTCCGAACCGGAATGATTGGTTGAAAAGCATCAATAAATCTGTGGTGGTCGAACCGTCACACCCACAGGTGAAGTTTGATAATATCATCCCAATTTCTACAAAGCGTTTTCCTCTACTCGGTGACATTGCTTGCGGTAAACCCATCATGGCAAACGAAGAAAAGGAACTGTATGTGGAAGCTGGTGCCAACATTCGTGCTGATTTCTGCTTGAAGGCCAAGGGTGATTCCATGATCGGGGCCAGAATCTATGACGGGGATATTGTGTTCATCAGAAAACAGGAAATGGTGAACAACGGTGAAATTGCCGCCGTTATCATAGAAGATCAAGCAACTTTGAAGCGGGTGAATTATTATCCTGAAAAGGATTTGCTGATCTTGAAAGCTGAAAACTCCCAATATGAAGATTTGGTATATACCGGGGAACAGTTGAACCACATCATCATTCTTGGAAAGGCCGTAGCCTTCCAAAGCGATATTATATAGAAGGTGATCCGGTGAAGAAGTTCTTGAAAGGCGTGGTTGGGTTCTTTCTTGGAACAGCAATGTTTGTTTATACTGCGTGCATCTTCATGGAACCCGATCTTCTTCCGGTGTTCGTCCTTATGGACGCTATATGTGCTTTAATTCTATTTCTGATTTTCCGAAAGCGAAAACCAAAACCGGCCAAGCAGAAGGCCCCACCCAAAACAGAACCCACCGTTCAGTTTCATTCCAATCTGAACCCGGAACGGGCTATTAAATCCATGCCGGGGGCCTACACCGTAGCAGAAGCCAAAAACCATGTACGGATTGTTCAAGACTGTTTGAACATCTTTGAAAAGACAAAGAACCTTGAAACCTTCTTTTCCCGCTATGAATACGGTATGCAAATAGCCCTGACGCTGGATCAAGCGGCCAAGGCCGGGGTCATTCCTTACACATCCGATCTTCCAGCTTCTTTCTTCAAGGCGGCTGATAGCCAAAAGGAACGGGTTCTGACGGATTCATATTGGGATCAGAAAGCCAAGATTGATGAACTAAAAACAGCAAAGGCCAAGGCCACCCATTGGAACCGGTATCTGAACACCCTGAAGGAATACGAAGATCAATATTCCATGAACCCTGATTCTGAATATCCTGAAGTTCTGGAACAGGTCAAAAGTGAACTTGACAAACTCAATCTGTCCACATCCGTTCCGCCGTCCAATCCCTGAAAACACAGGAAAATCAAGGCTTTGGAACAGGTGGAACAGATAAAGCGCCGGTTCTCTATATACTCTTTTTCTTTTATATTTTTTTATCTACTCTTTGAAGTAATATAATATCCGTTCCAAGTGTTCCATTCTCTCAAAGCCACACCCCGCAAGGGTTTTAAGCGGAACGGATATGGAACAAATGCAAAAAAAAATGACCGCCCCCGGTCTTGCACACCGGAAGCGGTCAGGCGAAACAAACCCTTTTGAAGTTAATGTTTCAAACGCCTTTGAACATTATATCACATGGGGTTTAGCTTTGCCATACCCAATTTTGAAAGTTCAGGTGATATAATGCGAAATCCAAACGGGTATGGAACGGTTGCAAAGCTATCAGGCCAACGCCGCCGCCCATACATTGTGAAGAAAACCATAGGTTGGAATGACAAAGGCCATCCCATCTATGACATTATCGGCTATGCTGAAACCCGTGAAGCTGGGAACATCATGCTTGCTGAATACAACCGTGATCCTTGGGATGTTGACCGGGCCAAGATCACCCTTCAACAGCTTTTTGACCTCTGGAAAGAAAAGAAGGCCCCGAAGCTGGGGGAATCCAACCGTTCTTCCCTCTGTTCAGCGTTCAAGCATTGTTCAGCGTATGTGAACAAGCCTTATAAGCAACTGCGATCCTACCAAATGCAAGAAACCATTGATGGTTGTGGAAAAGGGTATAGCACCCAAGCGGCCATCAAGAACCTGTGGGGCCACCTTGACCGGTTCGCCCTTGAAATGGATATAATAAACCGGTGCTTCTCCGAACTTCTGACTTCTGATCCAATACCGCCCACCAGCCGCCTTCCGTTCACCAATGATGAAATCAAAACGGTGTGGGAACATCAGTCTGATCCTTGGGTTGATACTGTTTTGATCTTGCTATATTCCGGGTGGCGTATCTCTGAATTTCTGAACCTGAAACCTGAAGATATAGACTTGAAGGAAGGCACGATGAAAGGCGGCACCAAAACGAAAGCCGGTAAGAACCGCATTGTTCCCATCCATCCAAAGATCAGGCCATTGATTGAACGGCGGCTTGCCGAAGGTGGCCCCCGGCTGATCAGCTACAACGGGAAGATTTGCAATCAAACCCAATACCGGATATTTTGGGCGGATATTATGAAGGCCCTGAAACTGAACCATACCCCGCACGAATGCCGCCATACCTTTGAAACCAAATTGGATAGCGCCGGGGCCAACCGGAAATGTATTGATTTGCTCATGGGTCATGTGTCCAAGGACACGGGAAACCGGGTCTATAATCACAAGACTTTGGACGAACTGAAAGCCACCGTGGAACTGATTCCATAGGGTTCAAACCTGTGAACATTTTAGGCCGCTGAACGCTGAACTATGCACACATTAGTAACAAGAAAACCCCGAACCCCTGAAAAATCAAGGGTTCGGGGTTCGTCTGTTTTTATTTTACCATCTGCGTAGCGTGGATTCAGCAACGTACCCTGTTGTGTTGCTCCCTGCGAATGGGTCAAGAACTAAATCGTTTGCATCAGTTAAGAATTTAATAAAAAAAAGTGGGATTTCTTTTGGCATCCTAGCAGGGTGTATTTCTAGTTCATGCTCTTTGCAGTATTCAATATATCTATCTTTTGCTGTTGTGTTAGAGGCAATAATAACATTAGATGGAATAGCACCTCCATTATCATTTAAAAAAGAGGAGTTCCCGATGTTATATTCTGAGGGGCGTTTACCAGCGTTGTATTTTCCACTTTTTATTAGCTTCTTCATTTGCAAACTGTATGCTTCCAGCACATTACGATTGTCTGCTTTTGGGTTTGGTGTCGATGATAACCACCAAAGCCTTGTAAACGAATCCTTAACGCGGATTCGCTTTTTATTTACCCACTCAACAGGGGCAGGCAATTTTGCTGGGTTAAAATAAATGAATTCTTGACATAAGAAGAATTCACCGCGTTTTTTAAATTCCAAAAGTGCCTCCAATGGTAATGTCGAATGAGTGGGAGTTCCGCTATTCCATGCATTTCCTAACTCCATAACGATAGAACCATCCGGAGTCAAATAATCTTTAAAAAATGGACCTAAATTGGCAAACCATTCAAGATATTCATCACCTGTCATATTCCCGTATTTTTTTGCCCTGTTTAATGGAAAAGGAGGAGATGTAAAAATTAGGTTAACTTTCCCTTTTAATATCTCAAGGTCATTTGCCAAAATTTCTTGGCAGTTACCTGTGTACATTCTTCCTAGATTTGTAGTATATATCATCGAGAAATCCACCATTTTCCATTTTCTTTGCGTTGTATTATTAAATTAGTCACAGCTAAAGAGACCTCCGTAAATCAATGTTCCGATAGAGGTTTATATCATCTGGAGATATGTACCTTTGACATTTGCGCTATACTATTAATCGGCGAACCGGGGATTTAAAGCGAAATGGTTTAAACATACAGAACTACATTTTTATGCACATTTGTGAAGCGCTTTGTGTAGTCAAAATTATACTCATTATCACCTTATTTTATTAAATATAACATAGATTACGATATGCCGCAAGTCGTATCTGCTTCATTCGGAGAAGAAGATTGCATAGAACAATACATCATGGATGAGAGAACAAAGAGAGTGTGGGGAACAGACCGATGCCGGTCAAAACTACTTTGTTATGTCGCCCTATCAAGTTGTATTGTTCAGAGGATTGAGATATTCAGCCGCCAAAATGTGGCGCAGATAGTATGATAATGGTAGATACAAAAAATGAGATGATTCACCGCAAAATAAAACGGAGGAATACAAATGAAAGTGGACAGCAAATCTAATAAACTGACGGTAAGATTCAGCACAGGAATGTTGATGAGAGTCGAATCAGAAGAAACGTTTGAAAAGTGACATCGAGAGAAGAAACTCGCGTTTGGCTACGCGACGAACTGGGGAGATTACACCAAAGGTGGAAGGTATGTTATTGAAATCATATTCACTGTGTCCTGCGACAAGAAAGAATACATGAATCATGTATAATGATGTGCAAAATTTTTGACCGATGACAAGTGAGGGCATTTCGAAAAAGGATATGCCCTCATTTTTGCCGTTACGAGCACTATATCAGTGCTACACTTTGAAAAAGCAACTTATTTAATTTGTATTGATATAGGCTAATATCAAAACAGCAAAAGCTATACTTCTAAGCTGCCTAAATAGTCGATTGCCTCATATACAGTTGAAAATGTCAAACACTTTTGGCAGAGCCAGCGGTTACGTTCATCTGTGTCCTCTATACCGGAAAGTCCGTCCTGCAGCAAGTTTGATACAGTTCTTTTGGCGTTCGTGACTGCCGTGAGATAGGCGCGGGCGATTTTAGCGGTTATAGCAGTGTCACCCTTTTTATAGAGCGGTTCCTTGGAGAGTAGCCGATTTATAACACGAGTTTTGTCGGCAACAGTCTGAATTGGCGGGGCGTACATCTCATAATGCAACATGAGCCAGTATTCAATACAGCCAGTTGTCATCAGCAAGCGAACCTTAATATTGGGATCCTTGCGCAAGGATCGTAAGCGGTTGATAATTTTCAGTCTGGATTCCCATGCACCAATGTCTTTGGTTTCTACATCAAAGAAAAACCAGACTTCGTCTGTGACTTCTGCATAGTCCCGATATTTTGTATCCTTCTTGTATTTACTGTCTGCAACATCAAAAAGGCCGGTGGCTTTTGGGCGATGGATCGATGCAACGTCCTTGAATTCTTTCCTGAGAAAGTCTGTGTAAGCCTGTTCGCTTTCGCCCTCACAAAAAACGACAATATACGGCTTTGCGGGCTTTGTTGAACGAGACATCACTCCACCTCCTCGATTTCAATGTCTGGCGTAGCGCCATATTTTCCAACCAGATAACCTTTACGAATATTTTCGGTCGTCCGCGTGGAAAATTCGCTGATGCTATATAATTCGGAGGTTCCATCTTTATCGCGCTTATCCGCAAAGTAAAGCTGATCTTTGCGGAGCAGTTCCAAATTCATCAACTCTGTATTGTGCGTTGTAAAAACAATCTGAGCGCCATTGGGATTTGATGTGCTACTCTGGAATTTTGCGATGATATAATTCATCAGCATAGGATGAAGCTCACGTTCCAGCTCATCTACAAGAAGAATGCCGCCAGTCTGTAAAGCAGACTCAATGGCCGGAGCCAAAGCCATCAGTTTCCTGGTTCCATCGGATTCGTCCGAGAGCTCCAGCAGATAGGAGGCGGTTTGCCCGTCGCGGTTCTCACCCTGATGGCTTGCCTTTGCACTGACGGCACCCATTTTCAAGCGCGCTTCTCCTGCAGCGGAGTTTTCCGACAAGGCGTGCATAAACTGCACCAACGCCGCCTTTATTCCAATTGGCAGATTTGAGGGGAGCGCGGTATCATCTTTGAGTTCTTTACTGTCAAATTCAAATTGCATATCCTGAATTCCGAAATCAGCTGCCTTGGCATAATCTGAAATTGCCTTCAGCATATTTTTGTCCTCAGAATACTCCAAGAGCTGCTTCGGAATGTCTGAATAGTCACGGGAGAAGAATATCTGATCGCGGAACCAGCGCATAGCTGCGATGCAGGGGGCGTCATTCATCGTACAGGCTACCGAAAAGAACAGCTGATTTTCAGCAACCATTTCACCAATCATTTTACGTTTGGATTGATCCTCTGTAAACGAAAACTCTTGCCCAGTTCTGTTGAAAATCAGTGCGCGCTGCTTCTTCGGAGCATGATAGAGATATTCGGAAATAATTTTCTTCCGCGTAGCAGAAAAACCATACCAATATTTAATGCCATTGATGGTATATTCAAAATCAAACGAAGTGGGTTCATCCTTTGAGTAGTCGTTCAACGCAAAGGGATTCACAGGAATCGTGGAGCTTTCATGCTGCGTCCGCTGAGCATTGCGGATAAATTGTACGGCCAACCAAAAAGCCCGGATTACATTGCTTTTGCCACCGCCATTTTTCCCGTAAATCGCAATAGCTGGGAGCAGCTTGGTCGTAGAAGACCACGGAATCAGACTCTTCTTGAAAGAACCCAGGCCGGTTGCCGCCATAGACAATACCGCTTCATCGCGGAAAGAACGATAATTCTTAAAACGAAATTCTATCAGCATAAAATCACCTCTAGTAATAACTGATTGTAGTATACCACGCGATAAAATGATATACAACAGAAAAAATCAAAATAATTGATTTTTTTATTCTAATTTCAATACAAGGACGGCGATTCTACAAATGCCTTTATAGCGTGGAACGACTTCACTGCTAAAGCACAGCGAATTTCACGGTGACTTTCTTGATAATTCATCTTGCTGGTGATACAGTGAAGGTGGGGGTGAACGGTATGGTCAATATTGCAGAAGAATATATGGGTTTTGTTGATGAGGTGAATGATGCCAAACTATTGGCGTTGGCATCTGAACGCATGGCAATGGCGGATTCCAGTCAATTTGTCCCAGCAGAGCGCCTCTACGAAGAACTTGGCATCACGCAGGATGACCTGGACACAGTTGGTGACGTAGATATTGAATGAATTGAGGGCCGGAAAAATGTTTGATTGCGCCGAGCGGGAAGATTATTCCTACTCGGCGCGTTGCACTATTGACCGCAAAACTCCCGCACGATCCCCGCGCTATTCTGCGCGGTATATCTCCACAGCACCGAACTGAGTACCTCGACGGCTTCTTTGCGCTTCCGGTGATACATCCGGGTGCTGATGTCGCGGATGTGCGGGCGGAAATGGTCGATGATCTCCTCAACGTTCTGCAACTCCTGCGGGGCGTGGTAAATCACGCCCAGACAGGCGTATATTTCATATATCTTGAACCAATTATTGCGTTTTTTCGAGACTATCAACATCTAACAGAAAATCGTAGATATTCATTGTCAGGATGCCGTTTTCATCGTAAAACGCGGGCACAATGTCCTTCGTTACAATGATTTTCTTGAACGAATCGTCAATTTTTCGGAACGGTCTGACCTCCTGCGCTCGTTTGGCTTCGTCAGGCAGCGAATATGCAGACTGGATATAGTAGCGCAGTGAGCCCATGTTGCATACGAAATCGACTTCAAGCTGTTTCCTGACAATCTTACCGTTCGCATCCCTTTCAGCAACCGGAACCACGCCCACATCGACATTGTATCCCCGCATCCGAAGCTCGTTATAAATCACGTTCTCCATCGAATGTGTCTGCTCAAATTGCCGGAAATTGATACGCGCATTGCGCAGCCCTAAATCGGAAAAGTAGTATTTTCGCGGTGTTTCAATATAATTACGCCCCTTGATGTCATATCGCTGCGTAGATTCAATTAAGAACGAATCTTCCAAATAACCCAGGTATTTGCGGATAGTAGTCGCCGTGATTTTAGACTTTTTAACAGTCTTGAATGTGTTGCTGAGCTTTTCCGGGTTGGTCAGCGAGCCGATGGAGGATGACAAGATATTGAGTAAATCCTCCAGTTCACCAATGTTGCGGATTTTATTTCTTTTTTCAATGTCACGGATGTAGATTTCATCGAAAAGGCTCTGCAGCGCTGCGCTTTTCTCATTTGCTCCATTGCGCAGGACAACCAGCGGGATACCACCATACAGCATATATTCCGACAGGCCAGTGTATTTGTCCCCAGAATAGGCGGTCATAAATTCCGCAAAACTCAAGGGGTACATACGGATTTCGTCTCCACGGCCAGCAAATTCCGTAATAATGTCTTTGGATAGAAATTTAGCGTTGCTGCCGGTCACATAGACATCCATGTTTTCTTTGCGCAAGTACCCGTTTAAGACAGCTTCAAAGCAGTCCAGCAGTTGAACTTCGTCCAGCAGAAGATAGTACATCTGGTTGTCCACTACTTTTGAACGAATATATGCCATGAATTTTTCTGGGTCAACGCGCTTTTTGCTCTTTTCCAGCTTGATTAGGTTCTCTCCAATCATCAGCAGATCGTCCGCCGAGTCGAATGCAAACTTGACGATGTGGTCATCCGATACGCCGTATGCTTTGAGGTGGTTGTAAAAGAGCGTATTGAGCAAATAGGACTTGCCGCACCGCCGAATACCAGTAACCACTTTTATTAGACCATTGTGTTTTCGTGCGATGAGCTTGTCGAGATATAAATCACGTTTAATTTCCATAACATCCTCCAATATAGAAGCGATTTTTGCAACTATGCACATTTTTCGCTTCTATTATAGCGATTCCCCGTGTCGAATGCAAGCACTATCATAGATACAGAAGCGGTTTTTGCAACAATGCACATTTTTCACTTCTAAATATGACGTTGCACTCGACTTGGTTAGCGTTATCCACAGTACTTTCCATTTGTCGATTGGGAATGAGCATCAGCAATAGTCTCTCAATAAACGATTTACGGGCAAGGCACATTTTCGGGTGCACTGCCCGCAAATATTCAATTCACTGCAAAAACTCCCTCACGATACCCGCGCTATCCTGCGCCGTATATCCCCACAGCACTGAACTGAGCACCTCGACGGCCTCTTTGCGCTTCCGGTAATACGTCCTAGTGCTGATGTCGCGGATATGCGGGCGGAGCTGGTCGATGATCTCCTCGACGTTCTGCAGCTCCTGCGGGGAGA